GCTGTAAAGCATCATACTGATCCTTTGAAATAGTGCCATCGTTTAATGCCTTTTCAGCCTGCTCAGCTGCAGTCTTTAATGTCTCCAGCTTTTCTTTCGTCTCCGAAACCGCCTGTCCAAGCAACTTATGCTTCTGAGCCAGAAGTTCTGTGTTACCAGGATCTAATTTCAAAAGTTTCTCGACATCCTTTAATTGCTGCTGAGTGTTTCTGATTTCAGTATTTACACCTTTCAGCGCAGTTTGAAGTTTAGTGGTATCGCCGCCAATTTCAATAGTGATACCCTTGATACGATTCGCAGCCATACCAGCCCTCCCTTCTAATTGTTAATCACTGCCTCATAACTATCTGCTTCCAAATAAGTCATTTCATCAATGTCCCGGTATCTGATTCGATAGCCCTTCTCATATTTCTCAATGCAAAGCATTTCATGCCCAACAATGTCCTTCGGTCCATTAATATGCCTTGCACCAAAGAAAACAACAATCGGCTGATCATATGACCGTCTACCATTAATAACCAATTCCTTATCCCACACGCAGGTAGTAATCTTTGTTCCTAAAACATCAAAATTCATATTCCCTCCAAATAAAAAGGCACCATCAGAAGCGATCGAAATCCTCCTGTGATGCCAATGTGTGATAATGCCTGTCTGCGTCCTGGTCATTACCACTTTCTACATACATGTCATTCACCATTCCGATGGTCAGCAAATCTAAATCTCTAATAGATATCCCAAGCTGAACACATCGGAGCAGGAACAACGGCGTTGTCATCGGACGGTCTGTTGCACGAAGTTTTTTTTAGCCTCAGCATCCGTTCTGACATTTAACCCCCAAAGCTCAATAATCTTTGGAAGCACCTGATAAATAGAAAAGGTATTGAAGGCATCCAGCCACTCTTCTGGCGTGTCGGGAATAGTCGGATCTGCATGTTTTGCCATGACATAAGCAATATTCTCAAACATTTCCAGAGAGAATAAATCTAGGTTGCTTACTTCCTCGGTACTGCTATCAATTGCCTTTTCCAAAGAAGCCAAATCCTTATAAATATCTCTCTGAAACTTTAGTCTATAGATTCTAGGAATTGCAGCACTCGCTCTGAACGGCACCTGCTTTCCATCAATTTCAATATTCTTAACCATACTCATTTTTCTAATCCTCGCTTTCTGTGCTGATCAAAAGAGCCAGGACATTTCTACCCCAGCCCCAAGATCTGTCTACAAAATTATTCCGCCGAATTCACACCGGTAAGTGTCGGCATATATACCGCCTTATACCAATCGGTGTAAACAGTACTATCTGTCTCATTACCAGTCTTAGCTTTAACCACTCCGGAAGGAAGCGGTGTTGCCTTGATGGTAAGAGTTTCCGTCTGTACCTCACGACTCTCTTCGTTGGTCTTGCCTTCGATTCCGGGTCTGCTTGCAGAGCAGTTATAAAGAACATGTCTGATATGCTTCACATCGCCATCAAACTCAAAAAGTAATGCAAAAGCATTGAGCTCAGAGTCTGCATTCTCGATAAGAACCTTATTATCATCAAGCACCTCGTTTAACGCTGCAATTCTGAAACTTTCCGGAATCATCGCAAGTTCCAGATCACCGTCATAACCCATATTGTTATTGATTACATAGTATGCCATACCATCGGCATAGAAATTCTCCGGCTCACCATTGGCATCCAGAGAAATAGAAACTGCACCGGGTAATGCCACAGGAGTGTCAAAGGAAACCACACCTTCCTCATTTACCTTAAGCATCGCATAATGTGCATTCTTGAGATTGTATTTGACCTTGTTATTAGCCATCTCTCCATCCTCCTCTTATTCTGTTACAGGAACCTCGAATGAATAAAGCACCTCATACAGCTTCTCACTCTGGATCCAAACCTCTGTCTTGTCATAGAAAATGTCCTCTTCATCCAGGACATCCTCCAGTTTCTTCTCAACTTCCAAATCCTTCAGGTCTGTATAAAGCTCAATTCTTACCTGACTGATTTTGAAATATACCTTGCCATCTGCTGCAAAATTATTACTGCCAGGAAGCAGATAACATATAAACGGCGACTCTGGACTCTCTCCTTCTGCAAAGTGATCATAGGCAAAAGGAATGCATGTCCTATCAAGCACCGCCACAAGTTCCTCCATTGTCATTTCAGCGCCGCCTCCACTTCTTTTTCCAGCATTTCAGCTGCTCTTGCCTCAGCTGGTGCAATATGAGGAAAAGCCCTTGTTCTTCCTCCGCCACGCTTGGCATGACCAAATTCGAGAAGATGTGCCAACTGATATCGATTTCTGGAATACACCACAATCTCCATCGCATTGGCATTTTCTCTCACAGTTTTGGTCGACCAGCTTTTCTTATAAGCACCAGTTTTAACAGGAGCATTTGCCTGAACATCCTTCTTTGCAGAATCCCCTGCTTTCTTTACAGCCTTTTTCAAGTCCTCGGTAGCCAAATCCGCATATTCCTGCAATCCTTCCATAATGACATGCGCCATCTGATCAATCTTGCATCTATCTGTTGCCATTACTACCGCCTCACCTTCCTACAGCTGAATTTCAAGCATTTCTTCTTGTAATTCATACGATCCACATTCGTGATATCATATTTTTCCCCATTAAAAAGCAATCTGTGTGTGGTCGAGCTAATCTCAGATGCTTTCTGACAGTATCTGATAGTCACTGTCATAGCAACATCCTCAACTATTGTTCCTGCCTCTTCCTTCTCTTTGGAACTGGCCATCCCTTCACCACCAATAGTGGCAAAGCATGAATAAAAATCCTCCCAGCCATTCTTATGATTTCCGATAGAGTCTGTAATCACAGTATTCTTCTGGAAAGTAACTTTTGAATTAAATAATGCAATATCCATCAGTCACCTCCATCAAAAGCCCGGCTTTCTAACTCCAAACAGCAAGTTACGAAGCCCCAGTACCAAAGCGTGATAATCAGCTTCCTCACGATGCTCATATAAATATGCCACGGCATACATTACAGAAATCTTTGCCACAGGCTCCTTCTCAAATTCTTCTGAATCTTCCATTCTCGCCACATCCATACAGATATGCTGTGCTTCATTTATCAGATGTGACAGCAAAGTGTCATCATCATCAAAATCCACACGCAGATAATTCTTCATTTCCTCTACTGTCACAACCATCATTATCACCTCATAAAATCAGGCGGCACCATTACAGCACCGCCCTAATCTCATCTACCTTATGCTCCGGTTGATGCAGAAGCAGTTCCCTTCTGCTGAAGAGCCTTGATTGCCTCAGGAAGCACAAGCTTACCGTCAACTCTCTTAGATGCAAGGAAACCAACCTGACCGTAATCTGCAAATCTCTCATTGAGACGCTTAAAGGTTACGCCCTGGCGATCTCCAATCCAGTAGTAAGAAAGGTCTCCGAAAAGCACGGTCTTTGCACCAGCTGCCGCAGTAGGCATAAAAGGTGAAGTATAAATTCTCTTACCAAGAATGGTATCGAACTCACCCTCGCGGAGTGCAGGCTGCCATAAATACTGTCCATTGTTATCCTTAAGCTTACGCACAAGACGAACAGTTGCATCATTCATGATCCAGATTGCATTCTTGCGGTATGGACTCTTAAGGCTGTAGAACAGATCAATAAGCTCGTCTGCAGTAATTGCAGTTGCACTTGCTGCTGTTACTCCAACCTGAGCACCACCAGTTGCATTTAAGAGACCGGTAGGCTTCTTAGATCCATTACCATTAAGGAATGCATCTTCCTCACAATCGCCGATTCTTCTTGCGAACTCTTCACGGAAGTAGTTCTCAAGGTCAAAAGCAGAATCATAAAGAAGTTCCTCTGAAACCTTAATAATAGTTCCTACCTTATGAGCATCAATCTGCTCCATACCGAATACATCATCATCCTCGGTATACGCACCGTTTTCATCAATCCATGCTGCAGAACCCTTTGATACCACAACAGGAATCTTATGAGTACCGTTTGAAGTATTGAATACATGTGCATGCTCACGGACTGCATTAGTTTCAGCCAATGCCGCTACGAGTGTCTGTTCAAACTCATCAGGAACAGTGTAACCACCTTCGGAATCAACTCCTTCAGAAAGCGCGTTACGGATTTCATATCCAATACCATCCTTTGCACGTACCTGGCTCCAGAACGCCTTCTTATAGGCATCTGATGCACGTCCAACCTTCTCATCAACCTTTCTTGCTTCAGGTTTTGCAGTAATAGGAGTAGCAACCGGTGCAGCAAGTTCACGCTCTAATGCATCTGCTCTTTCCTGTCTCTCAATCTCATGACCGAGATCTACAATCTCCTGCTCCATCTTCTCGTAAGCAGCGGTATCCTCTGCTGAAAGAATACCCTTCTCGTTTCTGTGGGAATCAAGGAATGCCTTTGCCTGCTCCCACGCCTTTGCTCTCTGATTTCTCAATTCAATTACCTTACTCATGATAAAAATCCTCCCATTATTTCAATAAACTTAATCTCTTTTCGAGATCATCAATAGGTGTTCCTGTCTCTCCGACAGATGTTACTTTTTCCTGAATTTCAGGTTTATTGATAGCAGCCGCCTTTGCTGGATCTGCTTTCAATTTGTCTTTCTTCACAGGTCTGGTCAGCTTATTCATAAGTGACACCTGCGCCGCCTTTGCACTAAAGGCAAATGCTTCCTCACCGGAATTTCTCTTCTCATCCACCAGAATGTCATCTGCAAATCCAAGCTCAATTGCTTTATTTGCATTCATCCAGGTCTCTGAATCCATCAGATGTGACAGTTTCGCACGACTGAGGCCTGTGCGAATTTCATAAGCATTGATAATGCTTTCCTTTACTTCATCCAACATTTCCATCGCTCTCTGCATATCTCCATGATCACCAAATGCCATTGTCATCGGATTGTGAATCATCATAAGAGCCGTAGGTGCCATGAGCACTGTGGTTCCTGCCATTGCAATTACCGATGCTGCAGAAGCAGCAATACCATCAATCTTGATAGTTACATCCCCCGGATAGTCCATCAGCATGGAATAAATCTGACTCGCTGCAATACAATCGCCACCAGGAGAATTCAGCCAGATTACAACCGGTCCACTTCCTGCAAAAAGCTCATCACGGAACATCTGTGGTGTTACATCATCCTCAAACCAGGATTCCTCCGCTATAGTTCCGTAGATTTCAAGCACTCTCTCAGCGCCTTCGTCTGCGTCCGGTGGACTGGTCTGATTCATCCAGTTCCAAAACTTCTTGTTCTTCACTTGAC